CACGGGCATATGCATCAGCAGACTTACGACACTCGAACTCTTTTACAAGATAGTTGACTTCTTTCTGAGCAGATCTACGGAAGAGTCTGTAATCATTGTCAACTTTCTCAAAAATATCAATCTTTCTCTCTGAGTTTTGATCATAGTTGTTTTGAGATCTTACCCAATACTCATCCAAATAAGCATGAACATCAGAATTTTTGGCAACTATTGTGTCCAAGTTTAGAGTAGGTAATTCAACATACTCAGGAACATAGAATGAATTTGTTTCTTGTTTGTTTAGATTTTCTAGATTTTCTTGGAAGGTCTTGTCTGTTACTGCCTCTGTGACTCCTCCATGAACACCACCCATAGGATCAGATAACCTTTCCAATTCATCAAGAAGTTCTTTGTCTGTCATTTCTGTGGGATCAGGAGATCCATCTCTACCAGTTTCTGAATCAGATTCTTCTCCACCATCAACATCTCCTTCCATTTCTGAATCAGTTTTTTCATCAGATGGTTGAAAAGGTACTCCCATTCCAGCATCAGATTCTCCACCCATTGAGAACTCTAAGTCATCAAGTTTAGTAAGTTGTTCTTCTGATTCTTGTTTCTCTTTGATGTAGTTGTATAATTCCTGAGCCAACTCAAGAACATCTTTGAAAGTTTCAGTTTTGAATGCCTTATCTACAAAGTATTTTTCTTCATCATCAAATTTTACACTTTCAAAAGCACCGATCTTGTAGTGAATATTGATTCTGTCTGCCAAACCCATGTCTTCGATATCATGTTCACTCAATTGAAAGAAGTCTTGTTCAGCAAGTTGTGAATATCCACCGTAAAATGTTTTACTCAAGCCAGGATATCTCTGTTTCATTAACTTCTCAATCCTTACATCTTCCAAAACGTTGACGAAAGACATTGGAACATCTGGATAGTCATATGTCCAGTTATCAGCGGGTGTATATAATGCGTGACCAACCTCATGTCCTACTAGAAGGTCATATACGATCCCAGAAGCCTTCTCCCACATTGGTAGGGTAAGAACTCTACGTTCAGTATCGAAAGACGCTGTAGAGACCTTACGGTTCTCTATGATAAGATCTTCTGTTGCAAGTAGTTTTGCGAGTTGACCTTTGACTTCGTAATTAACCTGTGTAAGCATTTGTTTTCTTGTCTATGTACACATGATAATCGATCCTATGCCAATTTCAACCAACAGTGTGCCAGTTTGTCAACTGTCTACCCTGACCATTTTATTGCTGTATCTAAAGCTTTCTTCGCTGTGTTTTGTAATTTTATTACTTTACTCTCATATGTTATTGTAAATCCCAATAGATCACCTTCGGGATCATTCGGCATACCTACAGGTTGTACTAGAAAAATACCTGCATGAGCAATAGTTCTCCACTCCATATCAATGAAGCCAAGTTCTCTTAAGGCACACTCAAGTTTTAAAGAGTGACATCCATCTAGTAGTAGCATACGGTATCCGTAGTATACTATTATGTAGAATACTTGACTTTTGAGAATCCATTCATCTTTTCAAAGGTAATTAAATTATCCAGTCTATCAGTAAGTTCATCTACCTTATGAGATATCATAAACACATAAGCATCCTTGATGACATACTTGATGATCTTCGTAAACTCGTCAGTACCATTACTGTCAAGTGAACTGTCAAATATTTCGTCAAGGATTAGGATGTTTGTGCTGGATGAGTTCTTCATCTTAGCAATATCTCTCCAAGTAAACAGAATAGCAAGATCAATTCGCATTTTTTCACCCTCAGAGAATGATTCGTAACTGAATTTCTCATGTATAGGTGACTTAATCTTCTCATTGAACTGTTCATCTAAAGTAAAGTTGATATAGAAGTCCATCATTTGAAGATAATGATTTATCTTTTGATTCATGACAGGCAGATACCTTCTTATGATCTTTGCCTTGACACCAGAATCCTTCATCATGGAGTTTGCAAAGTCCAGATACTCTATATTCTCAGTGTGTGATGCTTTATCCTTTTCTACTGTTATCAGATCGCTTTTGAGTGACTTAAGAGTGGCTCTTTCAGTATTTCTGTTTGCAATTTGCTCGGTAATCTCTTGAATTTCTGATTCATAATCTCTGATTTGCCTTTGGTACTGAGAAATTTTAAAATTGTTCGTTGAAATGTCATTCGTTAGTTGAGTGATCTGATTAGTGAGTTCTAAAAACTTAGAATCTCTTTTTTGTTCTTCATTTATAGACTTGGTAAGATCTTTATAAGCAGAATTAATCTCTTTGACCTTACCTTCTATGTCTTCGATTTTATTTAAGCGAAACTCTTCCTCTATTTTCTGCTCACATGTAGGGCATGATACGTTTTCCTTAAAAAATTTATGTTCGGATGTTATATTTTGTATCCGTTGTTCCAATTTTGCCTTAATTGTGTTCATTTTCTTAAGGGAAGCACGAGCAGATGATAGATCTTCTAGCTCTGGTTGATACTTTGTCTTAATTAAATTGTCATATTTGGTATTCTCCCCCATGAGACCAGAAGTATCCTCAAACATGACATCAATTTTATCTTTTGTATCCTTAATTCTCTTCTTTCCACTCTTATCAAGGTCGGCAATAAAGTTTTTTTGCATATCAATCTTCTCTTCTATCATTTCTTTCTTGATAGTGAGTTCCTTTATCTCTGTTGAGGCTTTACTCATCCTTTCTCTAAGGATTTTTGCCATGCCAGAGAAAATTTTGATGTCTAAAACGTCTTCTACGATTGCTCTACGGTCTGAATTACCAAGTTGCATGAACGGAACGAACGTTGCCGATCCCAGAATGGTAGTTTGAGTGAAAGATTTGTAGTTTAACTTTAAAATATTGTCTTCTAGATGTGCCTGTTGATCATTCTGGTTGGCAAATTGATCTTGTAGTTTGCCATCTATGTAAATCTGGAACAAGGTAGGTTTCATACCTCTCACAATCGTATAGATTTTACCTTGTATTTCAAATTCTATCTGAACTTCACATTCTTTTTCATTAACAGTATTGATTAACTGTGCCTTCTTGATTTTTCTGAATGGTTTATTATATAATACGAAAGTTAATGCATCCAAAATAGTAGATTTACCCGCTCCATTAGCACCTACTATTAAATTTGTTGGGGATTTTTGAAAACTTACAATTATAAACTGATTACCAGTTGATAAGAAATTACGCCACCGTATTGTCTTGAATATTATCATAATCTTTTGGTGGAATCACTATATCATCAGGTGAGATAACAACATATTTGTATTTGTGTTTTTGACATGTCTCAACAGCCAGTGTATCATCTATTTCTACAACTGTCAAGGGGATTGCTTCGTTTGCTTCTAACAAGCCTGCGTATCTTGTAGCATCATCTTCTTGTTCAAAAAGATACAAAGCCTTATGGCCATCATCATTAGTGACGGCATAAGCGCCTTCCCCTTCTTTTCCTGAGAGTGATAAGATGTACATTACTCGGATTCACAAGCTTCTAAGTAAACTTCTTTTAGAAGTGTTTTGACTCTATCCTTTTTCAATTCAAAATCAGAGTCTTCGATATATTTATTGAGGAGAGTTAATGTATCTTCAATTTTTTCGCCGTCTAAATCTACTTCCTTATCATTGATTTCTGTGTTCTCAACTACCTTTAAATCTATGATTCCAGCCTTCATAAGTTTGTCAAGGAATTTGTCATACTGTAACTGACTTGACCTAGATCTAACAAAAAGTTTTACAATCTTATCCTTATAGAGGTGTGCTTTGAATAACTCTGCTGGTGTATCATTGTAGTATATCTTTTCAAACATGTGATATGTATTTTCTACAAACTCTATTTCACCTGTCTCTGTATCCAGAATACTGAATCCTCTCTTATCGCCACAATCATTCCAATACATTTCATATGGATTGCCTAAGTAAAATGTATGTCCATCATTACTTCTGGTATGATAGTGTCCTGAGAATACTGTATCGAACTTTTCTATAATGCCTGTGTCAATTCCTCCTTGTTGAACCATGCCTGGATATAATTCAAATCCAGTGAGTTCAAGATGTCCAAAGGCAAGTTTGGCATCAGACTTTTCTATAGCTGCAAGAGTCTCCTGATAGTTGTCATCACATATCCAAGGCAACATCATTGCTCTGAACCCATCAATATCATAGGTTTCTGGTGAAGATATTGGAACTATGTTGTCATAATGTTCTAGGAGTAAATCAATTGAATTGATATCATTGGTATTCTTATAGTAGACATCATGATTACCTACAAGTTGCCAAACTTTGACCCCCAAATTTTTGAACTTATCATATACATGTTCTTTTGCCCAATCGAGTGACCAATAATCTATGTTCTTTCGGTTATCAAAAGCATCTCCCATGTGGATACAATGTTTGATACCTCTTTTTTCTAGTTCTGGAAAGAATATATTGTCGTAAAATTTTTGAAAGAAGTCATGAAATACCTTACTACCCCTTCTACCTCCGAAGTGAGTGTCAGTTATTATTGCTATCTTCATTCTTTAGTTCCTTTTGTTC